ATCCAATGTTCCCGGAGCAGAGTCGACAAGATTGTTAATCGCCGTAGTAATGTCTGAGGCTTGTGAAGGTGTATACCCAAGTGCAGTGGTAACATCACTGCTAGACAGCGTGACAGCACCTGTGCGAGTGTTGAATGATGTGACAGCACCAGAGACACTAAAAGCCGCCTGATCCCATGCAGAGCCATCCCAGATGTATAGCTGACTGGCTGTCGTATCATAGTAAAGCGCACCAGTGAGTAATGGATCACCATCGTTGTCCACTGTAGGAGCAGAAGACTTAGAACCAAGGTAACGATCATCAAATGCATCTAACGCTGTTTCTGCGGCAGTCTGTGCAGTCTGAGCCGCTGTTGCGGAGTTACTTGCATTCGTAGCTGAAGTGGATGCCGCTGATGCAGAATTACTAGCATTAGTCTCAGAGGTTGATGCGTTCGTTGCAGAAGTAGCCGCCGCAGTCGCTGAGTTGCTTGCATTCGTTTCTGACGTAGATGCGTTGCTTGCGCTAGTCGCCGCATTTGTTTCACTCGTGGCCGCATTTGTTTCACTTGTTGCCGCATTCGTTGCAGACGTACTAGCTTCTGCCGCCTTAGTGGTTGCAGTAGTTGCAGATGTCGATGCACTTGATGCTGAAGTAGCGGCGTTAGTTTCGCTTGTAGCGGCATTGGTTTCTGATGTAGCCGCATTAGCCGCAGATGTAGATGCTTCAGATGCTTTAGTTGTTGCAGTAGTAGCCGCAGTAGTTGCTGTCGTTGCCGCTGTAGACGCTGTAGATGCAGAGGATGCCGCACCAGTTTCAGCAGACTCAGCCGCTGTTTGAGCAGACTCTGCCGCTACCTGTGCCGCTTCAGCCGCAGTTTTAGCAGTGGTTGCCGCTGTTTCTGCTGATGATGCTGTAGTGGCACTTGAGGCCGCCGCAGTAGCTGATGTGCTAGCGTTACTTGCAGACGTACTTGCAGAGGATGCTGAGGAAGCCGCTGATGTTGCAGATGTAGATGCATTAGAAGCTTGTGTAGTTGCCGTGTTTGCGGAGCTTGATGCGCTCGACGCAGAGCTTGCGGCAGAAGACGCTGAAGATGCCGCAGACGTAGCCGAACTAGCGGCATTAGTAGCTTGTTGAGTTACTTCATCAATTGTAGCTTGATCCGATGTTGATGATGCACTACCTGAACCACGAAAAATCGCCATTGAAATCTCCAGTATTTAGAATAAGGAAGGGGCCACGAATGTGACCCCTAGGTTGCTTTAGGCGTTGAAGACCAATGCCAAAGCTGACTCAGGACGGAGTACCTTGACACCGTAGAGAGTGTCTGCAGTGAACAAGTCACCAAGGTATTCTTGCTTGTACTGAGTTTGTGAGCGAACACCTAGTTGCTCTGCAAATACCATAGCGTCTTTGTGACCTAAGATACCTGCTTTCAACTCGCCACCACCAGTAGCGGCGTTTTCAGCGGCTGTTTCAGTAACAGGGCAGTTAGTAGAAACATAGATTTGGATACCGTACAGTGATCCAATGTTTCCATTTGATACAGGCTGACCTGATACGAAATCAGATGAGTTGTAACGGTCGATACCACGAATAGTCTGAACGACTGAAGGAGGTACAACAAGGAAACGATTGTCCATAGGAACATCGTTGTCATCTAACTGCTTGACAGCGGCACGGAAGCCTGCGTCTGAGAAGACATCAGCAGGAACTACAGTGTCTACCGCATAAGCTGTGAGGCCTGTAGAAGCATCCATGTAGAATGAGTTGCTGTGAATCCAGTCAGAACCAGAACCGTTGTCGTCACCAAGGTATTTGCCAAGGGCAAACAAGTCAGTGTCAACCTGCTTAGCAAGCGCATAACCTGCATCGGAAGTGTAGAACTGACGGAGTGAAGACAGAGCTTGCACGTCAGTGATGTCTTCGATCAAACGAGAATACTCGTAGTGTTGATCGATAGTGACCTGCACTTCTGATTCAGTTGCCGCAATCAGTGTTACCTGAGTTGAAGCCGCTTTAGCAGAGGCATCGCCACGAGTAGGCTTAGGGATGTGAATAGTATCACCCTTCTTGCCAGTCATGGGCATACGGTTTACAAGATTGGCGAGTACGAGTGACTTCTCGTAGGCCGCGATGATTTCGTCAGAC